ATAGAAAATTATGGCTGAGTCAGTTGTAAAGAGTTATTTTCCTAGCCAAGTAGCTAGTGATTTAGAAAAAGTAAGTTCAGAATACGGGCTTAAGGTTGCGAAAGCAATAGAAGATGAGTGGTTTAAAAGAGATGGTGGTGTATACCGTTTTCACAGCAACCAAGAAACATTTCACAATAGAAGACAATATGCTAGAGGCGAGCAGTCTATACAGAAATACAAAGATGAGTTATCTATCAATGGAGACTTGTCATACTTAAACCTAGACTGGAAGCCAGTACCTATTATACCTAAGTTTGTTGATATCGTTGTAAACGGTATATCAGAAAGAACATACGACGTTAAAGCGTTTGCACAAGACCCGTATGGTGTATCCAAGCGAACACAGTACATGGAGTCTGTGCTTAGAGACATGCAGACCAGAGAATTATCTGATTTTGCAGAAGAAGCTTTTGGTGTTAGCTTATACGAAAACCCAAAGCAAACACTACCTGATAGCACTGAAGAGCTAGAACTACACATGCAGTTGAGCTACAAGCAAGGCGTTGAGATCGCAGAAGAGCAAGCTATCAGAACCATACTAGAAGACAATAAGTATGAAAACATAAGAAAAAGGCTCAACTATGATCTCACTGTTCTTGGTATGGCTTGCGTTAAAAACACATTTAACAAGTCAGAAGGTATTAAAGTAGAGTACGTTGATCCATCTGCATTGGTATATTCTTTCTCAGAGTCTCCGTACTTTGATGACTTATACTACGTCGGTGAGGTTAAGAACGTACCGGTAAACGAATTAAAAAAGCAGTTTCCAGAGTTAACTGATGACCAGTTAGAAAATATCATGAAGAAGAGTATTTATGATAGGGGTCACTACAGTAACTCACCTAGAAACAACCACACTATTGACGCTAACACTGTTCAGGTTTTGTATTTCAACTACAAGACCTATATGAACGAGGTGTATAAGGTTAAGGAGACTGCTACAGGTGCTAGCAAGATTATATTGAAAGACGACCAGTTTAACCCACCAGCAGATCTGCAGGGTGAGTTTGGTAGAGTTTCAAGATCGCTAGAGGTATTATACGAAGGTGCATTAATACTTGGTACAGACATACTACTCAAGTGGGAGTTGGCTAAGAACATGATGAGACCAAAGAGTGATGATACTAAGGTTAAAATGAACTACAACCTTGTAGCACCTAGAATGTACCAAGGGCGTATCGAGTCTTTGGTGTCAAGAATCACTGGGTTTGCTGATATGATACAGCTTACACACTTGAAACTACAACAAGTGCTGACCCGTATGGTACCAGATGGTATATACATCGATGCTGATGGTCTAGCTGAAATTGATCTTGGCAACGGTACGAATTACAACCCGCACGAAGCATTAAATATGTTCTTCCAAACGGGTAGTATCATAGGTAGATCGTTTACTTCAGAGGGTGATATGAACCCTGGTAAAGTGCCTATACAAGAGGTTACATCTGGCGCTGGTGGTCAGAAAATACAAGCTTTGATTAGCACGTACAACTACTACTTACAGATGATCCGTGATGTTACGGGTCTGAACGAAGCTAGAGATGGTTCTATGCCTGATAAGCACGCTTTAGTTGGTGTACAAAAACTAGCCGCGGCTAACTCTAACACAGCGACTAGACACATACTACAGTCTAGCTTGTTCTTAACAGCTGAGCTTGCTGAAGGTATATCGCTAATGATTTCAGATGTAATCGAGTTCTCACCGATGAAAGATGCGTTGATAAACAAGATCGGAGCGCACAAGACTGAGATTATAGGTGAGTTGTCTGACCTACACTTGCATGATTTTGGTATATTTATAGAACTAGCGCCTGATGAGGAAGAAAAGCAGATGCTAGAAAACAATATACAACAAGCATTGGCTCAGCAGTCTATAAACTTAGAAGACGCTATTGATATTAGAGATATTAAAAACGTCAAGCTAGCAAATCAATTGCTTAAACTACGTAGACGCAAGAAAGAAGAGAAAGACCAGATGATGGCTCAGCAGAACATGCAAGCACAAGCACAAGCAAATGCTCAGACGCAACAAGCTGTAGCACAAGCTGAAGCTCAGAAACAACAGGTTATTTCTCAAGGTAAAGCGCAGTTAGCTCAGCTACAGTCTCAATTAGACCTGAAGAAAATGCAGACAGAAGCTAAGATTAAGAAGGAATTAATGGCTAAAGAGTTTGAGTACAACATGCAGTTGAGAGGTGTAGATGCTAATGCTCAGAAGAAAAACGAAGAGTACAAAGAAGACCGTAAGGATAAGAGAACCAAAATACAAGCCACACAACAGAGCGAGTTGATAGAGCAAAGACAAAAGGGTAAACCACCTAAAGACTTTGAATCATCTGGAAACGACACGCTTACAGGGGATTTTGGATTAGGTTATTTTGAACCTAGGTAATATAACTAATAGTATCTTTTAATATTTTATTTAGACATGGAAGAAGAAAACATGGTAAGCCAGGAAGAAAAAGTCCAGGCTACTACCGAAGATGACGGTGTCATCAAGGTTGATTTAAGAAACTTTAAACAAGAACAAGATGGCGTATCAAGCGAAAATGCCGAAGAAACCGGGGTGCGGATGTCCGACGATGAATTGTCAGTGTCAAGCGACACCACAACCAGTAACACAGACAGCGACGAGCCCAGCGAAGTACGGGAAGTCACCAGCGAAGATGAGTCCGTACAAAATGACGGAGAGCCCGTTGAAGAAGTACGGGTGCTCGAGGAAGTAGTAGACGAGGAGGAACCCGTAGAAACTATTTCTGAAAACGTTGATGTAGAACCACCTACAGAAGCAGAAGAGCAAAAGGTAAACATTGAATTACCTGAAAACATCGAGAAACTGGTTGAGTTCATGAACGAAACTGGTGGAACGCTTGAGGATTACGTTAGATTAAACCAAGATGTAAATGCTCTAGACGAGCAGAGCTTGGTGAAAGAATATTACAAGGTGACTAAACCACACCTTGACGACGATGAAATTAATTTCTTGATCGAAGACAGTTATTCGTTTAACGAAGAGATGGATGACGAGAGAGATATTAAACGTAAAAAACTACTCTACAAAGAAGAAGTTCAACGTGCTAAGGATCACTTGAACAATATGAAGAGCAAGTATTACGATGAGATTAAAGCTGGTAGTAGGTTAACGCCTGATCAGCAAAAAGCGGTTGATTTTTTCAATCGTTACCAGAAAGAAAATGAGGAATCATCAAAGCTAGTTGAAAAACAACAATCGGTTTTTAGAAATAAAACTGCTCAAGTCTTTAATGAAAAGTTCAAAGGTTTTGAATATAATGTTGGGGACAAGAAGTACCGATTTAACGTTAAAGACGCTAGTAAGGTAAAGGATGAACAGAGCGACCTTAGTAATTTTACCAAAAAGTTTTTGGGTGAAGACAATACTATAGGAGACGCAAAGGGATATCACAAAGCCTTGTTTACGGCAATGAACGCAGATGCCGTAGCTAACCACTTCTACCAACAGGGTAGAGCTGACGCGATGAAAGAAAGCAGTCAACGTTCTAAGAATGTTGATATGAGTCCTAGAGGTACTCATGAGCAGACAACTCAAGTTGGCGGCTTCAAGGTAAGAGCGATTAGTGGTGATGATTCTGGTAGACTGCGTGTGAAAATTAGAAAATAAACTTTAAACGATTTAAAACATGAGTTTTGCATCACAGGGGGCGTACCCAGCAGGGTTGACTCCGTCTCCAACTAAAACATTGTTCGATAAGAACTACTTGTCTATTGCAGACAATGATTTTAACTTCACCAAGCAATTCTTGCCTGAAGTTTACGAAAAAGAAGTAGAGCGCTACGGTAACAGATCTATCTCATCTTTCTTGAGAATGGTTGGTGCTGAAATGCCAATGGCTTCTGACGAAGTTGTATGGACAGAACAAGGCCGTTTGCACGTTGCTTACAACGACGCGGTTATTGCTACTGCCAACGACGCGACTGACAACACCATCAACATCACTGGTCACGCTATCCGCGCTAACCAAACTATCATCGTTGCTGTAGGTGTTACTACTGTACGTGCTTTCGTTAAGTCTGTTTCTACTAACAGCATCGAAGCATACCCATACGACAGCGACACTTGGCCAGCTGCTTTCGTTGCTTCTGGTACTAACCCAGACTTGAAAGTATTTGTATTTGGTTCTGAGTTTGGTAAAGGTGCTGCAGGAATGTCTGGATCTATCGATGCAGGGTTCCAAAAGTTCAGCAACTCTCCTATCATCATGAAAGACAAATACAACATCAACGGTTCTGACACTGCTCAGATCGGTTGGGTTGAGGTTACTTCTGAGTTGGGTACTTCTGGTTACCTATGGTACTTGAAGTCTGAGCACGAAACACGTCTACGTTTCGAAGACTACTTGGAAATGACTATGGTAGAAGCTGAAAAAGTAACTGCTAGCTCTGGTATCTCTGATGCTTCTGGTGCTACAGTACGTGGTACTGAAGGTTTGTTCGCGGCTGTTGAGTCTCGCGGTCTTCAGTTCAACGATCACGACTTTAACAACGGTACTGGTTTGACTGGTTTGGCTGAGTTTGACTTGGTTCTTCAAGAGCTTGACAAGCAAGGTGCTATTGAAGAGAACATGCTTTTCTTAGATCGTGGTACTGCTTTGGCAATTGACAACATGTTGGCTCGCGCTAACTCTTACGGAACTGGTGGTACTTCTTACGGAGTATTCGAAAACAGCGAAGACATGGCATTGAACTTGGGCTTCTCTGGTTTCCGTCGTGGTTCTTACGATTTCTACAAAACTGACTGGAAATACTTGAATGACGCTGCAACTCGTGGGTTGACTGGTGACATCGATGGTATCTTGGTTCCAGCAGGTGTTTCTACTGTATACGACCAAACATTGGGTAAAAACATCCAGCGTCCATTCTTGCACGTTCGTTACCGCGCTTCTGAAGCTGACGATCGTCGCATGAAGTCTTGGATCACTGGTTCTGTTGGTGGTAACTACACTAGCGACATTGATGAAATGAACGTACACATGCTTTCTGAAAGATGTTTGTGTGTTCAAGGTGCGAACAACTTCGTATTGTTCAAAGACACTACTGTCTAAACAGTAAAACAAATGTAAGTCTTGCCCTCGTCCTTGTGACGGGGGTAATTCTTACTCTTTTTTATATAATTATATTATGGCAACAAAAACTAAGCAACCAGCTACTAGCTGGGAACTAAAAGATCGTGTGTACTATCTTATCGGTAACAAGCAACCAATTGTTATGACGTTACCATCAAGACACACTGAAAAAAGACCACTACTCTGGTTTGACGAAGAAAAAGGATACCAGAGAGAACTAAGGTACGCTACTAATATGCGTTCACCTTTTGCAGATGAGCAAGAAGGTCCAGTGACCCTGGCTCATATTATTTTTAGAGACGGTACACTAGTTGTACCAAAGCAACAGCAAGCTCTTCAAAAACTTCTTTCATTATATCACCCTTTGAAAGATAGACTGTACGCTGAGTTTGATGCTGTTAAAGAAGCTGTAGATGAATTAGACTACATTGAAGCAGAGCTAAACGCATTGAATTTAGCGGCCTCTATGGAGATCGATGATGCTGAAGCGATACTACGTGTTGAGTACGGTTCTAAAGTCAACGAGATGACGTCTAAGGAACTCAAGCGTGACATTATGGTGTTTGCTAAGAGAAACCCAGGTTTGTTCATCGAGCTAGCGCAAGATGAAAACGTTCAGATCAGAAACTTTGGTATTAAAGCTGTAGAAGCTGGTATCATTAAATTAGCTGATGATCAAAGAACATTTAACTGGGCAAGTAATGGCCGTAAAATCATGACAGTGCCGTTTGATGAAAATCCATATTCAGCACTAGCAGCCTTCTTTAAAACTGATGATGGTATTGAGATTTACCAAAACATCGAAAAAAGGTTGAAATAACAGTTGAGGGGGTGATTTATATTATAGGTCACCCCTTTTAACAAACAATATAGAAATGGCAATAAGCGTAGATACTGTATACCAAAGGGTACTAGCAATACTCAATAAAGAACAAAGAGGTTATGTAACGCCCGAGGAGTTCAACCTTTTTGCCAACCAAGCACAACTCGATATATTCGAGCAGTACTTTTATGATATAAATCAGTTTGGCAGAATACATGGTAATGATACCGAGTACTCTGACATGCTTGATAATCTAAACGAGAAGATAAGTGAGTTTGAAAAATCAGCTACACTATCTTATTCAGCAAACCACTTTCAAGTACCAACTGACCTATACAGAGTCGGTACTCTCATATATAACAACAGAGAGGTTGAAAGGGTTAACAAAAACGAATACTTGTACATACTACAGTCACCGATAGCTAAACCATCGGACTCAAGACCTATATACATTAAAGACACGAGCGGTTTTAAAGTATATGGCGCAAATGAGTTTGACAATACAAAGACCGTAAGTATCAATTACATAAAGAAACCAGCTAAGGTTATTTGGAACTATAACACTGTCGCTGGTAATGCTCAGTACAAAGCCACTGGTTCTCAGGACTTTGAGCTACACCCATCTGAAGAAACAGATCTAGTCATAAATATACTAGCGTTGTGTGGTGTTGAAATTAGAGACTTGAGCTTGTATCAGCTAGCTGTTCAGGAAGATATTAGAGACACTCAAGAAGAAAAACAATAATAGATGGGATTATTTACTGGAACACAAGAAGATTACTACACTGGGTCCGACTTTGGAGGATACCAGTTCATATCCATAGATGATCTCATTACCAACTTTATCATAGCTTACGTTGGTGAAGACAAGATCATATCTAAGATAAAGAGAACTGATGTGGCGTTTCATGCCCACAGAGCTTTACAAGAACTTAGCTACGACACATTGAGATCATATAAGTCTCAAGAAATAGAGATACCACCGTCATTGACAATGGTGTTACCACACGACTACGTTAACTACGTTAAGTTAACTTGGATGGACGATGCTGGTATAGAGCGCGTTATTTACCCTGCCTCTAAAACATCCAACCCTGCTGCGGTTATACAAGACTCAAACTATAACTATACGTTTGACTCTAACGGTAACATCGTTTATGCGTCCGATTCAGATACTTGGGGTAAGTATAAAACAGCTACAACAGATAACACAGCAACTGATGACGCGCCTGAGTTTGACGCTACGTATGGTAGTCGCTTTGGTATAGACCCACAGCATGCTCAAATAAATGGTACCTTCTACATCGATGATATAAAAAGTAAGATACATTTTGGATCTGAAATGGTTGGTAAGACTATTACATTGAAGTATATTAGTGACTCTGTAGCCACAGATGCTGAAATGAAGGTTCACAAATTTGTTGAAGAAGCTGTATATAAGCACATCGCTCACGCTATACTAGCTACTAGAGCAAATACACCTGAATACCTTGTAGCAAGGTTTAAGAGAGAGAAATTTACCGCTAAGCGCAACGCTAAGCTTAGATTGTCAAACCTCAAACTAGAGGAACTAACCCAAGTATTGAGAGGCAAGTCTAAGCAGATAAAACACTAAAGCATGCCAGAGTTAAAAAGAGTATTCACATCGGGTAAAATGAACAAAGACCTCGATGAGCGCTTGATACCTAACGGTCAATATAGAGACGCGCTTAACGTACAGGTTAGTAATTCAGAAACCGCGAATGTAGGAGCAATAGAAAGTGTACTTGGTAATACTGCTAAGTCTACTATTGCATTCAGTAATGCTACTTGTATTGGTTCTATAAGAGATACTCAAAACAATAAGGTATACTGGTTTGTAACAGACGACAACGGTGACTACATATTAGAATACAATGAGTCTAACGAAGCTGTTAGCTTTATTCTTATAGACTACAATAGTGTGCTAAACTTTAGCACTAGTTATCTCATAACAGGCGTCAATATATTTGACGATATGTTGTTCTGGACGGATGATCTTAACGAGCCTAGAAAAATACGTATATCAAGGTTTAAAGCCGGTACAAATCAATCGGGCCAAGACCATACTGTCGTGTATAGCAGAGACTTTATAGCCTCAGACGTTACTGTTATAAAGAAAAAACCTAATTTAAAACCGGATTACACCGCAGCTTCTACTACTAGAAGCGGTGTTGGTTCTGGTTTGAACTACGTGACCACTACAAAGAACTTCACAGATCTTTACAACGGTAATCACGTTCCAAAAGAAGTAGGTAGTTCTGTTTCTTTTACGGTTAGCGCGTCGCCAAACTGGGTGGCTAATGATATTATCATACTTAACGCTAGTGAGATAAACGATAATAATTTCACTGATGAATACCAAGTTAGGATAAAAGTAGTTTCTATTACTGGTTCTCTATTAAGATATGTTACCGGTACAATCCAGTCTATATCATCTGATTTAAGAAACATTGAGTACGAGTGGACCTGTATTCTAGAGGAAGAACAACCTATGTTTGAGCTTTCTTTTCCAAGGTTTGCGTACAGATGGAAATACATAGACGGTGAAATATCTGGCTTTTCTCCATGGACAAACCCAGTGTTCGTACCTGGTGATTTTAAATACGGATCTTCAGACGCTTATAACGAAGGCATGATTAACAACCTTCGCAAGCTCACACTTAGCGGTTTTGAGACACCACCCGCTGATGTTGATAAGGTTGAAATACTTTACAAAGACTCTTCTAGTCAAGCTATATATAAGGTAGAATCTGTTTCGAAGTCCACGTCTTCTTATGTTCTTACATCAGAACTTATGAGTAACTTAGTGGAATCCAACCAGTTGCTTAGAGCTTACGACAATGTTCCTTTAAAAGCTAAGTCTCAAGAGGTTATAGGAAATAGAGTTGTTTACGGAAACTATGTCCAGGGTTACGATATACAGGACCCTGTTGATCTTACAGTAACCCTACAGTCTAATGATATTACGTCTGTAAAAACACCTGAGCCAACAATAAAGTCTCTAAGAAACTATCAGGTTGGTATAGTCTACGTCGATGAAAACGGTAGAGAAACACCGGTGTTTAGTAATGACTACGCCACGATAAAAGTAGATATAGACAAAGCGCACAAGGTTAATAAAATAAAAGTTGACTCTGGTCAAGACGCACCAGCGTGGGCTACACACTTTAAATACTACGTTAAAGATATATCTAACGAGTACTATAATGTTATACTTGATAGATACTACGCTGCTGATGACGGTAATATATGGCTATCTATACCTAGTGCTGAGAGAAATAAGGTGCAAGAGGGTGATTTCCTGGTTTTAAAAAAGAAGCACAACTCTGATGAACCAGTAAGTGGAACAGCTAGATACAAGATACTAGACATCAGTAGCGAAGCGCCAGACAGTGTTAAGACACATAGGAAATTTGAATCCGCTAGTGAGGTAACCGTTGGATCGACAGATGTTATCGCTACCGGTGAAACAACATTTAAGTTTGACGGACCAAAGCTATCAGAAGACTCTGGTTTCTTTGACGCGTTTAGACAAGACTGTTATATAAGAATTAGAAGAGGTACAAACGTAAGCCAGTACTACGAAGTTGAAAGAGGTGGTTTTATAGGTACTACAAACAGACAGTACGAGATAGAACTTAAGGAGAAGCTAGGTAGTGATGCAGCGTTTATAAACACGCTAAACTCTAGCGATACGTACACTATAGAGGTGTATCATAGAGAGGTGCACAATTCAGTTGAATATGAGGGTAAGTTCTTCGCTAAGATACATAGAGACGTAATCTTTGAAGAAAACATCATATACAACTTCACTAACGATCCTAGTGATTACGAAGCACTAAGCAATGGTACTCTTGTTGTGGGTGACAATGTTGTTGATAATCCAGATTCTGATCTAGTATCTGTCGATAGCTTTGGTTGGGACGAAAACTCTAACGCGGCAGACCCTAGCGTTGTATCGTTTGGCAAACCATCTTTTGGTAGTGACGAATTTGGTTTGTACTTCGCCCCTTACGACGGTAGCTTAGGTAACAATACTACAGCATACACATGGGACAGTAATCTAGAAGATGCCGTGCTACAGTTTAGGGATTCAACAACCGGTAACTGGAGCGGTCTATACGAAGTTGACTCGTTTGTGTCTGGTACGTACGATAGACAAACCGGCACGGTCAATAACTCTGATGACGAAACTGGTTACTACTGGAATGTCACACTTAAAACGCCTTTTACAGAAGATGACTGGGATGCCGAGGCTGTTAGAATAGTGACGCGTAAGAGACTATTGTCAATTATATTCGATGAGAACTCCACAGTGCTTTCATCTTCTAATCCAGCGGTGTTTGAGGTTGAGCCAAGCGAAGCTATAGATATAGATATATTCTACGAAGCTACAGAGGCAATAGCTATAGCTAACCTCGGTACAGAGCAGACACTCGATTACTGTAACGCATATTCCTTTGGTAATGGTGTTGAGTCAAATAGAATCAGAGACGACTTCAACGCTAAGACAATGACAAAAGGTGTAAAGGCATCGAGTACTATAGACGAGGAGTACGCACAAGAACGTAGGGGCCATGGTATGATATACAGTGGTATATACAACTCTACTTCTGGTGTAAACAACCTGAATCAGTTTAACATGGCTGAGAAGATCACAAAAGATCTTAACCCTATATACGGTGGTATCCAAAAGCTTCACGCTAGAGACACAGATCTCATAGCGTTGTGTGAAGACAAGATATTTAGAATACTAGCGAATAAAGATGCGTTGTATAACGCGGACGGTAATGCTAATCTAGTATCTACAAACAGGGTGCTAGGCCAAACAACACCTTACGTTGGTGAGTATGGTATATCTAAGAACCCAGAGTCTTTTGCAAGCTTTGGTTTTAGGGCTTACTTTGTAGACAAGTCGCGTAGAGCTGTTATAAGACTATCTAGAGATGGTATAACAGATGTAGCATCTAAAGGTATGTCTGATTACATTACAGATGCTCTATCATCACATACTGGCGCGATACAAGGCTCGTTTAACGAGGATATGTCTAGCTACAACGTAACGATCAATGGTGAGACACTAGCGTTTAAAGAGAGTGTTGATGGTTGGTCAACTAGGTTAAGCTTTGTGCCTGAAAGCGGTTTGTCACTAAACGCTGTGTACTACACGTTTAAAAACGGTAACATATACGCACACACGAATACCACGGTATCTAACTTCTATGGTACGCAGTACGATACCTCCGTAACGCTTTTGCACAATGATGAGCCTTCTAGAATTAAGAACTTTAAGACACTCTCTTACGAGGGTGATAATGGCTGGACAGCTACTGTTGACACTGATCAGCAAGACGGTGAAGTTGTTACTTGGAAAGACAAAGAGGGTATATACTACAACTACATTAGAGGTAGAGTAGACACATGGAATAATTCAACACAAAGTGGTACATTAGATACTAGCGAATTTTCAGTACAAGGTATTGACACGGTGGATATATTAGGTACCGTATCTCCTACTATGCAGTTGTTATTCAATAATGAGATAAACGTATCTTTACAAGAGGCAGCTGACGACCTAGTATTTTACCAAAAATCAGACGGTACTATATACAAAATAGGCAACTGCACTGATATAAGTAAAAGCACCGACCATTACGTGGTTAGCGTGAACAATACTGAAAGTATCGCTTACGACGATGGCGGTACTGGTATAGAAGACGGTGATTTTGTATTCTTCGTTAAGAATAGTCAGATCAACACTTCTGGTATTATAGGATACTACGCGTCTGTAAAGATGACGCAGACAACAGGGACTAATAAAGAACTATTTGCAGTTAACTCTGAGATATTTGTCAGTAGCTAACCGTATGTAATAATAATAAAAGAATAATTAATTATGGCAGCACCAGCTTTTTACGCAGCGGCCGGTTTGTTAAACATTGGCCAAGCACTTTATGGTAGGAAGAGAAGAAGAAGCGAGATGGCAGACGCTCAAGCTAACTTCAATCGTACTATGGCTAACTACCAAAACCTAGACACAAGCAACCCGTACGCAAACATGGAGAACCCTATGGAGGATCTACCTGTTAATCAGCAAGAAGCTGATTTTATAGCTCAACAACAGCAGATGGGTATAGCCAACACCATGAACCAGATGAAACAAGCTACTGGTAATAGCGGTGTCGCGGCTTTAGCGCAAGCTATGGCTAACCAGCAGTCTCAAAACGCTGTACAAGCTGGAGCGCGTATAGGTAATCAAGAAGCTAGAAATGCGACTATGGCCGCACAAGGTGCTATGAACATACAGTCAATGGAGCGTCAAGGTGATTATCTGTCTCAACAGATGAATCGTCAACAAGCTAGCACTGAATTAGGTATGGCGCAAGTTGAACTTGGTAGAACAAGAGCTGAAAGAGACCAAGCTACAAACCAGGTATTTCAAGGCATGGGTCAACTATCTGCTGCTGGTATAGGTACTTGGAACGCGTATTCATCTGGTACCGATGGTAGAGGTCCTTTGGATAATTCCATATATGGTGTTGAAAACAATTTTGGGTAATGGCTAAAACAAGAAACATGCCCACTGGGGCAGATACTAATTTAATATCAGCAGCGTCTTATGGCGCTAAGCTTTCTTCTGGCCAAGCAATGGGCTCTGGTGCCGCTGGTGTTTTGCAGAGTGCGCAAGGCATGCAACCTGATATAGATTACCGTAAACAACTTAGAAAGCAGGCAGAAACGACAATGGGTAATTTCATTGACAACATGCCTGCTAACATTGATATAGCCAAAGTACCTCAGTCTATGAGACAACAATTGGGTAAACACCTAATTGAAATGAAGAACGAGTACTTCGAGAACGCTAAGCTAGCTTCTAGCAATAGCCCTAACTCTCCTATATACATGGAGGCTGTTGACAAGATGAACAGTATCACGCAGTCTTTTGCTAATCTCAATGCTGATTTTGAAAGGCTAAAGGAGATGAAGTATCAGGCTATTGAGGATTTTGACAAGGGTATGATATCTGATGGTAATAAACCAGAAGATATTGACTTCATATCAAAACTAACTACTGATCAAATTCAGTTTCAAATAGGACCTGGTGGTAGACTTGTGTACGGTGAAGGCGCTACACTTGATGACGTGCCTAAATACCATTACAAAGATCACGAAACAGCAACTAAAATACTTGAGTTAAGCAACACCTTGTATGGAGCGGGTATGCCTATGGACAAGGGTCGTGAGCAAATAGTTAGGATGCAGCTTCAACAACAAATCAAAAAAGGAGGTAGAGATGCTGTTTTATCTATGGCTACTGACGACCATATTATACCTGGTGGACTTGGTATTCAAGATATCGATCTACTTGAAAACCCGGAAAGACAAGAAGAACTAGAGCAGTTTGTTATCAATAGCTATATGGATGTGTTGAGAAGTTCAGCACAGTCTGGTTTCAACGCTCAACAGTCTAAGCTTGATAGAGCGGAAAAAAGAGCTATGGATAAAGCCATAGAGCTAGCTGAACTTAAAAAGGAAAAGGGACTTACTAGTACCGGTGAAATGACAGCGGCAGAACGTAGAGAGATAGATGCTACAGATAGAGCTAGCCTAGCTAACAATTATATGCAAGAGGTTATGCAGGGTAACACTAACTCGTTAATTGGTGGCAGCTATGCTGGTGAGAATATTGTTGGTGCTTCGTTTGTTGGTGCTAACGGCGCCGCCGCACAGAGAGCGTTAGAAGAAGCTGGTTTCTCACGTTCAGATATAAGAGATTTTGAGGCTAATCCAGATGAAATGCTTATAATCACAGATAAGTCTTACTATGTTGTTGATCCTTTCGACGAATCTGTAAATAAAGATCTTAGCAGAGCTATCATAACCAATAAGTTTGGTAACGATGCTACGACAGATGCTGCTATAATGAAGGTTGAGCAATCTAAACCAGTTCTACCAGTGATCACCATTGGTCCAATGCCAGCTGGTCAATAATATTAAAAACAAGTCATAATGTTTGAATACGAAGGACAACAGTATTCTCTTGAAGAGGTTCAAAAAGCTGCAGAACAAAGCGGTTTATCCGTTGAAGACTACGTTGCTAACGCTGGTTTAAAACCTTTAGAAGAGGGAAAGCAAGAGGGCGTGGTAGAGGGCGAGACCACAGAAGCCCAAGATCAAAAGCCCGTTACGGAATCATCATCGGAAGATGGTTCTTCGGAATTACAAGCATTTGATCCTAGCAAGCTAGGACCTATGGTCCAGGAAGAAGAAACTTACATGGGTGTATCTAGAAAGCCTATGTTAGTTCCTGATACAGCTGATTACGAGGAAATGCGTAAAGCGGCTATTGATGAATTCAATGGTAGAAAGGCTGGACAAAAATTAAAAAACACACCTTTTGGACCAGTATTGCCTTATGACGACGATAAGCTTATTAATGAGTTCAATAACGAAACACTAAACGCTCTTGTAACTAAAGACCAGAAGATACAAGGTTTGATATCTCAAACCCTTGATGAAAAGAAAGACGAGATACAAGAGGGTTTGAATAACATAATGTCTGAGTACGAGGGTATGGATATAGAAGATCTGTCCCCACAAGACATAAAAAAAGTACAAGAAAAGTACTCTACACTGATAAATCAGTTAGCGTTCGCTAACCCAGATGTACAAAAAAGGATAGACACTTACGAGGGTCTTATAGGGGATGCTCATAAAAAAGACTACGATGATTACGTGGTTGATGATACCGTACTCGATCTAATGAACCGTAGTACGTTTGACGGTGTTTTAAGAGCAGTATATCAAAATATGCCTACGTTTGTTAGGGGTGGTTACAAAAACATACACGGTGTAGGAACCTCTATAAAAGCTGGTGGTTTGTCTCAAGCTGAGTACTTAAAGGTTCAAGAACAACACAACCGCAACTTAAAGAGAGCTGAAGAAGAAGGCTGGGATGAAAACACCGTTGGCTTCTTTAACTCTAAAGGTGCTTTTGTAGTACCCAAACAAGGTCGTTACCATCCAATAACATATGGTTTTACGCAAAAAGGTAAGTGGGGTGACGCAAAGAACCTTGCTGAAGAAAAAATAAAAGACGGTAAAGAAAACCAAGCAGAGAACTTAAAGTTAATTTTTGAGAGACAAGCGCTTGAATCACACTTTGGCCACGCTGATGTTAGAGATGTGCTAAGATCGGGCAAGTCTTGGAATACCATAAAGACTATCGTCTCAGAGCAGTTGCCACAAATGGCTTCTGCTATTTTAAGTTTTGGTACACTACCCGCTGCGCAGATGGCTGGTGACAACTACCTTAGACAAGTACAGTCTATAGCTAAAGAGAGATACAACACACCACAACCTAGCATCGAGCAATTGATGAAGGTTGTTGAAGATGATGTTGATGATGAAATATTTAATAGTGCTGTAGCTGTCGGTGTTTACGGTGGTGCTGCAGAATACGTGGGTGCCACATCTGTGCTAGGTAAGTCTTTAGGCATGAATCTGCTTGGTTCTGAAGCTAGAAAAAATACAGCTGCGCTTATGAAAGGCCAGTTTAAAGCTTGGGGCCAACAGCAGTTGAAAAGAACAGGTACTTCATTTAGAGGTGGCTTTGACGAAATGATGACAGAAGTATTTCAACAAGCCGCTAGTGACGTTACTGTAGGTGAATACATAAAAGAGAACTACATCCAAGGTGGTGGCGCTGGATTCGTTATGGGCTTCTTAATGCCGTTTGGATCAAATGTAGCCGCCAGTACCGCTAAAGAAGCATCAACCGCATACTCTATCGCTTCTGGCAAGCTTGACTTGAAAGGCATGAAGCAGTTTCACCAGTACAACCTTGGTAGATTAGATCAGGATCTAAAGATCGGTCAAATCACGCAAGAGCAGTACGATAGCAAGAAACAACAGCTTGAAGACTTTATGATGAGTTCACAGAGGTTTGATCGTACCATGAGTGCCGATCAGAAAGCTTCTTTGATGGACGCTGTTTATGAGAAAAACGAAGCAGAACAAAAGCTAAAAAAATTCCAGGACTCAGAAGAAGGCCAACGTATAAAAGAACTTGAGCGCATTAGAAAAGAGGAAACTCAAGTGTTGAATCAAGAGCTTAAAGACGGTATTATAACTGAAGAGCAGCATGCTTCTCAAATGAGGGTGCTTGACAGTAAGTACAGAACCGTTGAGTCTATGAATCAGTTAAGTGAGCTAAAGAACAATGTCATACAAAAGACCATCGACCTAGTAGACAACATAGACTACAACAACAACCTTAACAGCACTATTAAAGCTTTCGCTGATCTAGATATAGTTGGTGAAAACATAGTTGTCGCTGGCACTAGTAGAGAGTATGCTGCGGCAGTGTTGAAAGACAAGGGTATAACAAACCCTACAAAAGAAGAATTAGACTACGCTGAGCAAGAGCTTGCTAAAAAACCAGGTGTTTTCACATCGAACAATAAGATCATACTTAACTCAGAGGGCTCTATTGCAACCGGTAACATTACAACTGCAAGCCACGAGGTCTTCCACGCTGTGTTATACAACACGTTTACAGCGATGAAAGAAGGCAAAGCAGTCGTGAACGAGCAAGCTTTAACACAGACTATAGGTGCTCTTAACGAGTATCTTGTGCAACTAGAAGATTCTGGCAAGATAAAGAATTTAGACGCTTGGAGAGCGAGGTTAAGATCATACCAAACGTTTGAGTTACTAGGTAAGAAGTACAACGCTGATGAGCTATACGCTAAAGCGGGTAGAAACATGCAGGAGTTTAATAGGTTAGTTAGTCTTTCAGAAGCAACATTTGAAACTAAAAACCTAGAAGAGTTCATGACAACTATGTCTGACGCTCTATTAAATGGTACTGTGCAGTACGATACTGGTTTCTTCGAAGCTATGGGCGACTTTATAAGAAGACTGTTACAAGCAGTTGGATTAAAAAGCGTTGAGTTCAATACTGGTAAAGACGTATTCAATTTCATTAGAGACTATAACAATTCTGTTATAAAAGGCAAGTCTAACAAAGCCCAGAGAAGATTTGCTGAGTACGGTGGCAAAGGTGTTTTGTTGCAGATAGATCCAAACTCTATAGGTTCAAAAGCCGCTGAGGACATGAACTCTGTATCGGACATGGATGGTAAGAAGTCTGGACCAACGAAGGCGCAGCAAGAAATGAGCGCTGAGGTTCAAAGGCTTTGGGAAGAACAGGGTGTTGGCTCTGTTTACGACATAGCTGAAATGTATAGACCTATGTTCCGCAAGGTTGTTATTCGTGGTGGATGGGATGCTTTACCAGGCTGGAGTCAGTACGCTGATATCATAGAGGACGAAGCGTTACTCGATATGGACGGTTTGGTTGGTATAGTCATGAGCTACAAAGACGACAAAGGTGTACCACTTGCAGCTTACATAAACAAGTACTTTGCGCTAAGAGCAGCGAGCATAAAGAACAAATATCTTGGAAAGACGTTCGATAAGAATGTAGACGATTTAAAAGGTGGTGGCCCAGCAGTGAGCCAAGAGCAAGAGATAGAAGATGCCATCGATAAACCATCTGGTCAAGGTGAATTCAGCAGGATCAGACGTAAGCTTGGTCTAGACCCACAGGAGATGAACATCGTTAGGGCCATAGTAACAAGAACACTTAGCCTATCTCCAGATCTATTGTCTACTAAGAAATGGAAGCCAAGCTTGTTTAGAGCTTATCTACTAGAGGCATATAAGACTCAGATATACAAAACAGTACTTGAAAAATTCCCTACAAGGTCTACTAGATTTCAAGAGTGGGCTATGAAAAATAAGGGCTGGATTCAAGAAGAAATAAGCTTGAACACGCTTAGAAAGTTCCCAGCGTTAAACGGTGTTCTGTATGAATTCCAAAAAGACGCTAACGGAAAAGTGATGCGTTACAATACCGAAGAGTCTATAAGACTAGGTATAAAAGATGTTTACTCTGGTGTAAACAAGATCCAGCGCAGATTCCCAACACAAGAAGAGTGGGCAAATTACTTAGACCCCACGCGTATAGGTAGAAGTAGAAACATGCCACACGAGCACAAGAGGGTGTTGGCTGAAGCTATCGCAATGGAACTGGGTCTAGATGCTACGTTAGAGGTGATGCAAAACCCTAACCAACAGCAATACGATTTAGAGGGTAACCCTATCGAAGGCAGAGAGGTCAACATGTACGAGCGTATGATCGAGAAAAACGCTGACGTTGTTGAAGAAAACCAAGTTATCGGTAGAGTAGCGTACTTGCTAGAACGTGATCCTTTGATGAAATTTAGCCAAAGTGCGCTAGATGCGGGTATGGGAGGTCTTCGCATGGCTGAGCTCATCATGGAGAAGCCTGGACCGTTGTTAGACGCGTTTAGAGCAGCTATAAAACCATATAGACTGTTAGATACTGTACAGAGAGATAATTCACTAGGTCAGCTTAGAATAGCTTTATCTAATTCTTTGGTAAACGCGTTTAAAGAGCACTATCCTTGGTTAAACGAGCAAAGCGCGAGCGTACTGTCCAAGCAGCTGGCTGTTGACTTCGCTAATATCGCTAGGAACATTGATGAGCTAAGGCTTTTGAATCATGAAAGAACACAGAAAGAGTTTGTTGATGCTTTAGCTGACAATCTATTTAACATAGCTCAAAACACGGTACTCAACGAAGGGTATAAGAATATTCTCAACGTAGAGCAAAATACGATATCTGAAGAAGCTAAACCTATAACACTACAAAAGGTTTTTGATAACGACGTTTTAGGTATGTTGAATGGTACGGTTTCTATAGATCCTCTGACATTAAAAAACAAATTAAAAGAGTCTTTCGCTAACGTAAAAAATTTGTACGCTAAAGGTTTATTAACCAGAGAAGAGGTTGCTTTGGTTTTTGATACCGTATTTGAAGGCAATAATCCTTTGATAAATAATGCGTCTAGGTTAGGTGTTAGCATGGTGTTGGGTAAAAACGTGCCAACATCGCTCATGTACTCTATACCAACAAAATATATATCTGGTTATCTCGCAAACGTAGTTACTAATCCTAGAAAAACATACTCAGACATAGGTATATTAGATGACTTTGTTACCATACGTGTTTCTAAAAACTACGCTAATAAAATAGTTGACAAACAAGGTGTTGGCATGCCACACTTTAGAAACAACATCGAACCAACGTTCTTGTCTAGAATATCAAAAGTATCAGTTGGTAAACAAGGTTCTAGTAACATGGAGATATACAAGGAAAATGGTGATGTTGTTACTATAAATCACTCTGATCTTGTAGGTCTTGATTATAACAACACTGTAGGTAAAAACATCCAATCGCTAATAGATAATCTTGATAAATTCTCTGTAAGCAGCAATGGTAAAGGTAAAGATAAGGGTAAGAAAAGAACACTTAAAGACCTTGACTCTGACCTGCAAAACATACTTGAAGAGCTACAAAACAACGGTACGCTAAATCAAGACCCAGAAAAAATGGCTCAAATAGAAGAGGAAGAAAGGCTAAATCAAAAAGCTGCTGACCTCGATGCTGAGTTCAATAGCATACTTGAACAGGTTACTGGTGTAGATGCTGGTACAGAGTTCTCTGAAGTAGCAGCAAGACAAATAGGTAAGGGTAAAAACGAAAGAGTATTCTTTGTACCGCCTTCTCATGATGACTACAAGGGTTTGATAGAAAATTACCTTGTTGGAAAAGGTGCAGAAGCTAAGAAGCATATATCTTTCTTTGAAGAATATCTATTCGAACCATACTACGAGGGCGTGAACAACTACTCTTCTGAGCGTGTTAGAATGATGCGTCAGTACAGAGACGTTAAGAACACATTTAAGCCATTATTCAAAGACTTAAAGTCAGAAGCTTTTCCTGGTATGAGCGTTGAAAACGCTATAAGAGTATACATATGGAGTAGAAAGGGTTATGAAATACCAGGTATATCTACAGAAGAAATTCAGAAAGCACAAAGCTTTGTTGTTAAAAACGGTTTGGCTAGAGAGGTTGCTCTTGAAATAATGAAGATTACCGATCTACACGGCCACGTTACACCTGGTAAACACTGGAACGGTGGTGGTATAGTTGGTGATATCATAGACTCGCTGAAAAAGAATAGCCGTGCTAAGTATCTTGAAGAGTGGAATCAAAATGTTGATTTCATATTCAACGAGAAAAATATGAATAAGCTTAGAGCTGCTTTTGGTAACGAGTATGTAGAGTCTCTACAGAATATTATCAAGAGAATGAAGAGTGGTAGAAACAGGCTTGAAACTGGTGATTCAAAATACACTAACCAGATAATGGACTGGTTGAACGGTTCTGTTGGTGTTGTAATGTTTGCTAACACTAGATCAGCGATGTTGCAGTTGATATCGTTTACCAACTACATCGAGGCCGCTGGACCAAATAACGTATTAAAAGCCGGTGCTGCTTACGCTAATCAGAAACAGTTCTGGAGCGATGTGATGAAGTTGATCAACTCAGACTACATGAGAGAACGTCGTGAGGGTCTTAAGATAGATATAAACGAAGCTGAGCTTGCTGATTCAACAAAGAACGCTACAAACAAGTTTAAAGCTGCTGTATCGTGGTTGTTGTCTAAAGGTTTTATGCCTACACAGATCGCGGATTCACTTGCTATAGTTATGGGTGGTGCTCCTTACTACAGAAACTATGTTAACCAATACATGGAGCAAGGGCTATCACAAGAAGAAGCAGAAGCAAGAGCGTTTATTGATTTTAGAAATAAAACCGAGGAGTCTCAGCAGTCGTCAAGACCTGATAGAATTAGCTCTCAACAAGCTAGTCTTGGCGGTAGACTATTGTTGACGTTTGCTAACACGCAGTCTCAGTACGATAGGATAATTAAGAAAGAACTAAACAACCTTAAAAACAAAAGAGGAAACGCAGCTAATTCAATAGCTAGGATAGCTTACTACGGTATGGCTCAACACGCGTTGTTTGTCTCTTTA